CGCCGCCGCCAACATGGCGACGACGGCGCGGCTCTGGTCGCTCGTGCTGGGCGTCGACGTGACGGGGGCGCAGGTCGCGCTCTGCCTTGTGCAGTTGAAAGTCGCACGTCTGCTGGTGACGCCGGGCCACTCGGACTCAGCCGTTGATATAGCGGGCTACGCGGCCGTTTTGCACGAATGCCAGAAGGATGTTTAACGCGGGCGGCCTGACACTTACGCAGAGGCGCATGCTGGACTTCCTCAGCACGTTCATCGCGACGAAGGGGTTCTCACCATCATACGCCGAGATGCAGGACGCACTGGACTACAGATCCAAGGCCTCCGTCTCCCGGCACCTGCGCACCCTGCGCGAAAGGGGATACATAGATTTTGCGACCGGCAAGGCGCGCACGATCGTCGTGCTGTTTTCGTTAGCAGGCACTCCGAATTGGGAGAGCATCGCCCGCGCGCTCTACCTGCAGAACATGGACATGCGCGGGCATCTCAAGGATCTGGGGTGGGACGTGGACGTGAAGGCCATGATCTTGCCAGACATCAAGAAGGGAAAACGCCGTGGACATGATTGAACGGGTTGCCCAAGCAATTTTTGCCAAAGACCCAGAAGGCATATTTACGATCCACCAAGCGCGGGTTTACGCCTGCGCAGCTATTGCCGCCATGCGCGGCTGCACCCCGGCAATGCTAGACGCCGGATCGGCCGCGCACCCGGTGGGTGGATACGTTCGCGGGACGTTGCTGACAGATATCATAGAGGCCGAGTGGGTGGCGATGGTGGACGCCGCGCTGAAACCATCTGTAGAACTATAAAGGAAACGGATTATGGAAATCACGCAAACAATCGCGCTAGTGGTAGGCGTCGCACTGGCGATCACAGTTACCAACGTGGCCCTAGATTTATACCAGCACCGCAAGTCGGTCACTAGAGATACGCCAGTAGCACCAGATGCTGTGGCTACTGATACGCCAGTTGCTAAGAACAAGGGCGGCAGGCCCAAGGGCAGCAAGAACAAGCCCAACACAAAAAAGATCGCCCGCAAACGCGCGTAGACATCCACTCTGCAAACAAGCACTTGCATACCTTACTCGGCGCGGCCTATGGTTCGCGCCGGGCACACCTACCACGGAGCGATTACACCATGACGACTGGGATTGACCGCGCCATCGAGGCGGCGGGCGGCGCGACTGCGCTGGCCAAGCTACTCAAGGTCTCGCATCAGGTTGTGTATCACTGGCAGAAGCGCGGCTGGGTGCCGGTTGACCGTGCACTGCAGATTGAGGCGCGTCTCAAGATACCGCGCATCAAATTAGTGAACGCCAAGATCGCAAAACTATTTACGCATTAATCGGGACAGGCCACGGGACATGGCAGACGGGGAGGGACCAGTGCCTACTAACGTGAGCGTGATCACGCCGCAGAACCGCGACCTAGTCGCGCCGAGCGAACTGAGAGATCTGCAGGGCTGGCTGATCTGGCGCTACGAGACGCAGCCGGGCACCGACAAGCAGCTCAAAGTCCCCTACTACGCCGACGGCGGACGCAGGTACGGGCGCCAAGGCGGCCCGGACGATCGCTCCAAGCTGGTGACGTTCGTCGCAGCTCGAGACGCCGCCGTGCGCAAAGGGTTCACCGGCGTCGGCCTCGCCATGCTTCCCGAGTTTGGCGTCACCGCGCTGGACTTCGACAAGTGCGTCGTCAACGGGCGCCTGCCCCCCGAGGTGCTGGCGATCGTCGGCCGCACCTACGCCGAGTGGTCGCCCAGCGGTCAAGGCGTCAGGGCATTCGTGAAGGGCAATCTGGGCAATCACAAGTCCTTCGCCGACGAGACCCGCTTCGGCTTCGAGACCTTCAGCAGCACCGGCTTCGTGACATTTACGGGCAACGTCCTCGCCGGGATCGAGCTGTGCGGTCTCGAGGACACGATCGCCGAAGTGGACGACAACACCCGCGCCCTGTGCGAGGCCCGCTTCGGCCGCAGCACGCCCACGCCCAGCGCAGTGGACAATGACGACCCGTGGGCCGGGCTCGAGCCCAAGGTAGGCCTGAGCGTCGAGCAGATGCAGACCCTGCTGGCGGGGCTCGACCCCGACATGGGGCGCGACGAGTGGATCCGCGTCGGCATGGCCCTGCACCACGAGACCGAGGGCGACGACATCGGCTTCGACCTCTGGAACGAATGGTCCGAGAACGGCGGCAAGTACCCCTCGGAGGAGGCCCTGAAGGCGCAGTGGGAGAGCTTCGCCCGGCGCAGCGGCAGGCGCCCGGTGACCATGGCATCCGTGCTGAAGATGGCCAAGGACGCGGGACTGCCCCTGCCGCGCCCTACGCTGGCGGCCACGGCCGAAGACCTCAAGGCGGTGGCCGCCGATACCGCTGAACAAATCGCCGCCCTGCCCCCCTCCGAGGGCGTCCGCACGCCCGAGGGCTTCACCGGCAAGTACCCCGTGCACAGCGCCGACGCCGTGTCGAAGAGGCCGCCGTCCGAGTGGATGATCAAGGGCGTCGTGCCCATGGCCGACTTGGGCGTGATGTACGGCGCCAGCACCTCCGGCAAGAGCTTCGCCGCCTTCGACATGGCGGCCGCGATCGGCCGGGGCGTCAACTGGCGCGGCAGGCGCGTCAAGAAGGGGCGCGTGATCATCATCGCCGCAGAGGGCGGCGGAGGATATTCCAAGCGCATTGCCGCCTACTGCCAGCACCACGGCGTCAACGCGGCCGATCTGGGCATAGGCATCATCACGGCCGCGCCGAATTTTCTGGAGACTGACGAGGTCAAGGAAGTGGTCGCCTCGATCGTCGGCGCCGGTGGCGCGGATCTTCTGGTGGTGGATACGTTCGCGCAGGTGACGCCGGGGGCAAACGAAAACGCTGGCGAGGATATGGGCCTCGCCCTGAGCCACGCGCGCGGACTGCGCGAGGCGACGGGCGCGATGTGCCTGCTGATCCACCACGCCGGTAAGGACGCGTCCAAGGGGGCGCGCGGATGGTCAGGCATCAAGGCCGCGTGCGACGTCGAGATCGAGATCAGCCGCGACGAGGAGGAGAACACGCGCGAGATGCGACTGAGCAAGTCCAAAGACGGCGAGGACGGGTTGAGGTGGGGCTTCCGGCTTGACGTCGTGACGCTGGGCCTCGATGCCGACGGAGATGAGATCACGTCCTGCGTCGTCAGCGAGGCGGACGTGCAGCCCGCCGCCGTCAAGGACGGACGCAAGGGCGTCAAGAAGCTCAACAGATACGAGGCGCACATCACGGACATGATGGAGATGGTGGACCCGCGCGTCACCTCCATGTCGATCCGCGAGTTCGAAGACAAGTGCGTCGAGGGTATGCCCAAGCCCGAGGCGGACAAGCGCGACACACGCCGCCAGTTGGTCGCGCGCGCGATGGCCGCAATGGCCAAGGGCCCCGAGGCGCCCCTGACAATGGGGCACGGCCGAGTAACTTTCTGCAGATAGGGGGGTTGCAATCGGGTAATTGCAGGTATATTCAGAGCGGACACTAACCGAGGGACAACCAATGTTTGCACATATTACCAAGGCCAAGAACGGATACGATCTGCGTATCACCGACAGCAACCGCCCCGTTGGCGGCACTGTCTACAGCGTACCCGGCAAGCGCGAGGCGCGCGCCGTTGCCGCGCAGCACAACGCCAAAGCGCGGAACTTTTAACATGCAAGACCGCACCTACTACCGGCAGTTGACCGACGACGAACTGATCGAGATCGGACGCGATAGCCAGCATGAGTTGTGCATTGCGCTGGCCGACCGTCTCGAAGACGCGGTTGCTTGGGAAGAGCAACTGGCTGAACAGCGGGAGACTATCGACGACATGAGACTGCTGATCTCAAACCTAGAGGATGAGATCAGCGCACTGACGAGACAGATTGCAGAGGGACAACCGATATGACTTACCGCGTAGAAATTACCGCCGCCACTATCAACGAACTGAGCGGCAAGTTGGCCGCGCTGGCGTCGCAGCTCAAGGGTTTGCCCAGCACGTTTGACGTGCTGCGCATTGAGGCCAGCGAGATCAGTCTGCCTGCGCCCGCGCAGGAGCGGGTTGAGGAGCGGGAGCTGACGCAGGCGCCGGTGGCCGCCCCCGTCACCTACGACTACGTCAAGGACATCACACCCCTCGTCCTCAAGCTGGTGGACAAGCGCGGCCGCCCCGCCGTCGAAGACGTCTTGAAGAGCTTCGGCGCCAAGCGCGCGAGTTTGCTGGACCCGGCGCAGTACGACGATTTCGTGTCCGCCATCAACGCCGCGATGGAGGGCTGATCGTGTCGCAGCACTCAGTCCTATCACCCTCAAGCGCGCACCGCTGGATGCGCTGCGGCGGCAGCATTGCCGCCGAGCGCGGCCTGCCCGACAACGGCAGCAAGTACGCCGCCGAGGGCACGGCCGCGCACGAGCTGGCAAGCAAGTGTCTGGAGTTTGACGCCGACGCCAAGACCCTCGTCGGCGACACCATCACTGTCGGCGAGTTTGAGTTCACGATCACGTCCGACATGGCGGGACACGTCAACGACTACTGTAAGCTCGTTAGGGAATACGCGCAGGGCGGCCAGCTTCTGGTCGAGCGCCGCGTCGACTTCTCCGAGGTCATCGGCGTGCCGGGCAGCACGGGCACGTCCGACGCGATCATCATCCACCCCGGGCGCCTGACCGTAATGGACCTGAAGTACGGGATGGGGGAGCGCGTGGACGCCACGGAGAACGAGCAGCTCCAGATGTATGCTCTGGGCGCCGTGCACGACTACGGCATGCTGGACGACTTTAGCGAAATCGTCATGGTCATCCACCAGCCGCGTCTCAATCACGTCAGCGAGTGGTCGATCCCGATCGCCAAGCTGCAAGAGTTTGGGGAGAGCGCGCGTCTGGCGGCCATCGTGGCTCTGGATCACGCGAACCCGCCTCGCGTACCGGGAGACAAACAATGCCGCTGGTGCAAGGCCAAGGCCACCTGCCCGGAACTCAGATCTGAAGTCGACGACACCGTGGGCGGCATCGCCACCCCGGCCGACTTTGCTGATCTGGCGGTAGCCGCCGAGGATGACGTGTCGCGCGCCATGTCTCGCGTTGAGCTGGTCGAGCATTGGTGCAAGGCGATCCGCGCCGAGGTGGAGCGCCGCCTGTTCGCCGGTGAGCCCGTGGCAGGCTATAAGCTGGTCGAGGGCAGGCGCGGCAACCGCGCATGGTCCGACGAGGCGGAGGTGGAGAAGCTGTTTAAGTCCTTCCGCCTCCGGCAGGAGGAGATGTATGATTTCAAACTCATCTCGCCGACCAAGGCGGAGAAGATCCTGAAGACCAAGAACCCCGGACGCTGGGAGAAGATCGAGGCACTGACGTCTCGCGGCGACGGCAAACCATCCGTGGCACCCGCCACTGATAGGCGGCCAGCATTGGCCGTCTCAATCTCTGACGAGGATGTCCTCGCCAGATTAACTGCAGACTGAAAACTGCTAATTGGAGAACTACGAAATGCAAATCCGTATCAAGAATGTCCGTATCTCGTTCCCGGCTCTTGCTGAACCGGAAGCCTTCGGTGATGGCGAGCCCGCATATCAGGCCAAGTTCATCATCCAGCCCAAGTCCGAGCAGGCCAAGGCGATCAAGGATGCCATCACTGCCGCTGCCAAGGAGCAGTGGAAGGACAAGGCCGCCGACGTCGTCAAGATGCTGACCGAGGACAAGAAGATGTCCTACGTTGAGGCACCCTACAAAAACAAGAAGTCCGGCGAGACGTATGCCGGTTTCGAGGGGGCGCACTATCTCTCGGCGCGCAATGCCAAGACACGCCCGACCATCTACAACAAGGCCAACGTCAAGCTGGAAGACGCGCGTGACATCAACAGCCTGATTTACTCCGGCTGCTTTGTGCATGCGCTGGTCGACATCTGGGCGCAGGACAACAAGTGGGGACGCCGCATCAACTGCACACTGCAGGGCGTTATGTTCGCTGGCGACGGCGAGAACTTCGGCGGCTCATCCGTGGCCACCGACAGCGCCTTCGCCGATCTGGCGCAGACCATTGACGATCTACTCTAATGACTAAAGCAGGCCACAACAGCGTCGACGCCGATCACCTTCTTGCCATCACCGAGCGCATTGAGCGTCTCGAGGCTGACAAGAAGTCAGTCGTCGAAGACATCAAGCACCTCTACATGGAGGCGAAGAGCAACGGCTATGACTGCAAGGCGCTACGCAAGATCGTCGCTTTGCGGGCCATGGACGAAGACAAGCGCAAGGAGGCTCAGGCGATGCTTGACCTGTACGCGCACAATCTTGGCCTAGACTTAGTGTAGTAATGGCCCCGGCGGCTTAACGGCCGTCGGGGTTTCTCTCCCCCGGCGAGGCGCTCGCGTCCTATCCGAAATGGTTGTCCCACCCTTCCCGTAGGGCTGGTCGTGGGCGCCTCACCCGGGGAGAGAATTGGGACAACCGATGACGACCCTGTATCTCGATCTCGAGACGTTCAGCCCCGTGCCGATCACGCACGGCACGCACGCCTACGCCGAGCAGGCGGAGGTGCTGCTGATCGCCGTGGCGA